ACTATACGTATACATTTATAATGATGATTCCCAGTCTTTAATTGCAAGTGCATACCGTGTTGATGAAAAAGTAGTTGGCAATGTAAAAGCGGGTGTATCCGACGAAATCGATAATAAGATCTATAATATTATAACAGAAGAAATAATGCCGGAATTGAATGAAATTTGCCAAAGATACAATAGAGAGATACCTGTTGTATTTAAATATACATACAACTTAAAAACAGGTTCTTTTGATTCTGAGTATTTGTATGCTAAAGATGTTGCTGAGGATTATGAATGTGGTACTGAAGCTTTGAAATGGATTAAATCGAGATAATTAAAACACCAGCATCTCCCTCATATCATAAACCGACTCATCAGACACACATCCACAGCGAATTGCACGGTCAAGAGCCATGATCATGGCAACCGCACCGTCAATTTTCTCTGTGGATTTTTCTTTGTCCGGCTTGATATTTCCGGCAGGGTCACGCCTGATGAAAATGTTATCCATCATCCACCGAAGAACGGGGTGTCCATTGTGGGCAAGTGTCTGTTCCAGAGTCAGTTTCATCAATTCCTTGGTCGGCGGTGACATATCCTTGTAACCCTGTCCGAACTGAACCATCGTGAAGCCCAATTCCTCCAGATTCTGTGACATCTGCACTGCACCCCAACGGTCAAAAGCAATTTCTTTGATATGGAATTTCTGCCCCAGTTCATCGATGAAATTTTCAATAAAGCCATAGTGAACCACATTTCCCTCAGTGGTTTTCAGATAGCCTTGCCGTTCCCAAATATCATATGGAACATGGTCACGTCTTACTCTGAGGGGCAGCGTTTCTTCCGGCAGCCAGAAGTAAGGCAGAACATAATAATGTTCATCATCTTCAGTAGGTGGAAAGACAAGTACAAAAGCTGTAATATCTGTTGTACTGGAAAGGTCAAGTCCACCATAGCAGATACGCCCAGCAAGCATCTCTTCATCAAAAGCAACCTTGCATTTGTCCCACTTTTCCATCGGCATCCAACGAACCGCCTGTTTTACCCATTGATTCAAACGCAGTTGTCGAAAAGCATTTTCTTCACCGGGAGTTTCCTTTGCAGAATTACACGCAGCCACCACCTTATCCATTCCGATGGTCTTATCCAGACTTGGATTTGCTTTTTTCCAGACCTTCGGATCCGTCCAGTCCTCGGATTCATCTGCACCATAAATGACCGGATAGAAAGTCGGATCGTGCTTTCTGCCTTCCAGAATGTCCTTTGCCTTTTGGTGAACTTCATAGCAGATTGAATTTGTGTCCGTTCCGGCCGTGGTGATGAGAAAATACAAAGGCTGCATTCTCGCATCGCCGGAACCTTTGGTCATAACATCGAACAATTTCCGATTGGGTTGCGTGTGAAGTTCATCGAACACGACCCCATGGATGTTGAAGCCATGTTTGGAATAGGCTTCTGCCGAAAGCACCTGATAGAAGCTGTTGGTCGGAATGTACACGATACGCTTTTGTGAGGTTAGAATTTTCACCCGCTTGGAAAGGGCAGGACACATTCGTACCATATCGGCAGCCACATCAAATACAATGGCAGCCTGTTGGCGGTCAGCGGCACAGCCATAGACTTCGGCACGTTCTTCGCCGTCACCGCAGGTAAGCAGCAGGGCAACCGCAGCGGCAAGCTCTGATTTGCCATTCTTCTTGGGAATCTCGATGTAAGCCGTGTTAAACTGACGATAGCCATTCGGTTTTAAGATTCCGAACAGGTCTCGTATAATCTGCTCCTGCCAGTCCAGAAGTTCAAATTTCTTTCCTGCCCATGTGCCTTTGGTATGACTGAGGCATTCAATAAAAGAAACAGCATAGTCTGCCGCCTTTTTATCATATTTTGAATCTTTCGTCATAAAGCGTGTTGGTTTAAATCTTGCCATTGCATCACCTCCCTCAACAAAAAAGACCTGCCAAAAAGCAAGTCTGTATCATTTATTTTTATGCCCCGGTGGGCTTTTTTTTAATCGAGATTCCATTCCCATTGTAACCATATTACCATACAAATTCAAGGATTGCAAGCCGCTAAACATACAGAAAAAGCAATGGAATTTCGGCACTTTCTTGTGTATCATACACGAACCCAAATCAGGTGTACGACCGCCAGAGCCTTTCGGCTCCGGCTTGTGGGATTTGGTTTTGGAAGAATCAGTTGTACTGTTTCAGCAGGATCGCCAGTGCAGTTTCGGTTTCCTCATCCTCCGGCGGAATATCCATGCCCCGGTCGAAATTGAACACCGTTTTGCCATTCCACCGCAGGGAGATTTTCGAGACTCTACCTTCCTCATATCCAAAAATGGAAGGCTCCTCATAGTGTTTCACCCAGTAATGAAAAGTGCTTTTTCCTACCTGAATTGTTCCTTCTGTCCACATTGTTTTTTCCTCCAGTTTTCGTTGTTTTTTCCTCTTGGCATGATGTATATTACCATAACCGCCGAGAGAAGTCAACGAAATTTCCGGCATATTCTGCACAAAGAGGAAAACAGAAAATTGTGTATGATACCAACCAAAAAGCAAGCCCCACGTTGCCCTGTGTGGGGCATTTGTGGGAAAGGGAAAACCACTCGGAGAAAACAAAACTACGCCGGACAGGGGCAACACAGCGGCTGTACGAGCCGCAGCCCCTTTCGGGGCTTTGGTCTTGGATTGTGGGTTTTGGGTTACCGTCCGGTCTGGCACTCCCATTCAAATTCGCAGGCGTTTTCGTACTCCTCATCGAAAAGGGCATCGTCGTCGATTTCCTTTTCCGTAAAGTCAATGCTGTCGATTTCCTCAAAGGTCGTTCCGTTTGCCTCGGCATCTGCCTTTGCAAGGCTTTCTGCGTTTTCCTCAACCCATGCAGTGAACGCCTCGTTGTCCATCCTGTCCTCGTTTTCAATCTCCAGTTCGTATTCGTAGTCCGCATCGAACCAGGTGATGACCGCCTTTGTGATTTCGGTTCTTTCGTTCCAGTCCGTTCTGTTTGCCATTGCTCTTGCCTTTGCGATTCCGTATGCTACCATTGTGTTTTTCCTCCGTTTTTTTGGTTGTTTTCCCTTTCGGTAACTGTATATTACCATACCTTTTGGCGTATAGCAAGCGGCTAAATGTACAGAACATAAGGCGATATTTCCGCTGTATATTTGGTGGATCTGACACTGGATAAACTTGCTTTTCTATGGTAAAATACAGTACAATGAAAAAGGCATCTCGGAAAATCGCAGCCATCAACCAAGCCCCACACAGTTCGCCTGTGTGGGGCTGATTTTGACAGTTTTTCGGCAAGTGTTCTGAAAGCCCACACAGGGCAAACAGGACGGTTACATGGGGAACTTTCGGTGCATTACAGACAGGATTTTCTCCCGTTCCTCCGTGGAAACGCCGATGCTTTCCAGTGCCTGCCGAATGCCGCAGTCCGGGCAAACGGGCGTTTGGTTGTCCGTTCTGGAAAGTGCAGGCACACCGGAGTAGGGCTTTCCGCAGAGTGGGCAGACCGCCGAAACTGGCTTATCCGTTTTCATGATGGTACACCTCCCGTTCGCTGATGTCCATGGCTTTCCGCAGGTGTTTCAGGTCAAAACCGAACTGGCGGTAGCCGCCCACACAGGTGCGGATGTAGGCAGAAGTGGGAATGCCCAGTTTCCGTTCCTCGTGCATGATATACACAAAGGCAGTCAGCTTTTTCCCGGTTTCCGCAAGGGGAAGTTCCAGTTCCGTTTTGTAGTAGAAATGGGGATACCCCTCATAGCGGTCAAGAGCGAGTTCATCTCGTTCCGACACCGACCAGACTGCCGCCGGAACGGTACAGCCCTGTTTGGGCTCGATGGTCAGATAGGAGCCGGTCTTGCTGCCCTTGAACAGCAGCTGGTAATTTGGGATCTCCGCAGTCCCCACAATTCTGGCATCCGGGCAGCGGAACTGCATCTGTTTCACGTTCAGATTGCTGCCGTAGGCAAGGTAAAACTTTTTCATGTGATCAAATCCTTTCTGAAAGGGATACCCTTTCACCACCATAAGACCGCCGAAGCGGTCTGGTGTAGCTGGTAGCAAAAGGCTGTCCCTTTATCTGCCGAATCGGAAAGCGGCATCGCCGTCCAAGTTTCTGGTGAGGAACGTTCTGGCGGTGGCGAACTCCTCGCCAACCAGACCCAATCGAATCAGCCATGTTCGCATGGCGAATTTCGGATTTTCCGTTTGCTGTGGTTTCGGACTGGCGGTTCGCAGTCCCTTTGCCATTTCGGAAAGGGCAAGGCAAAGTTGTATGTAGCTTTTCAGCTGTCCGGCATGAAGTCCGTTTTTCCTGCCGTTGGCAGGCTTGTCGAATTGAAATAACCGGAATTCAATTGTGCCTTTTGTAAAAGTTGCGTGATAGTTCAGCATGTGGTATCGGCTGTCGTTGTAGTGTTGATTTCTGCCGTAATTTGCACCGTTCGCCGTATACCAGATGTCTGCGAACTGTGCCATGTTGGTGGGCTTTTTTCGGTTCAGCTGTTCGATGAATTGGGGATTGACCGTTCTGCAATATCGGTTCATTCTGCCTTGGTCGATTTTCAGGGCATCTGCAATCAGCCGTTCGTGGCTCGCCATAAGGTTGGCGAGGTTTCGCAGGGTTTGCGGTGTGTGTCCGTTGGCACCGATGTGAATGTGTACTCCGGCTCCGATGCCTGCATGGCTGATTGCTCCGGCTTTGCGAAGCTTTCTGACCAGTTCCTGCAAGGTTTCAATGTCCTCGTATTTCAGAATTGGCGTGACCAGTTCGCACTTTTCGGCATCGCATCCTGCAATGCTGACGTCTTTCTGGAATTTCCATTCTCTGCCCTGTGCATCCCAAGCCGACCAAGTGCTGTAGCCGTTTCGGCTGGCGGTGTATTCGTATCTGCCTGTGCCGAAATGGTCGGCGGCAAGTCTGGCAGCTCGTTCTCTGGTGATGTGGTTCATCTCAATCTCCACGCCAATGGTCTGCTTTTTCAGGTTTTCGATTTGCTTTGCGGTTTTTTCGTTCATGGTGTTTTCCTCCGTAATTTCGGGCTTTTTTCCCTTTCGTTGTAACCATATTAACTCTAAACGGAGGAGATAGCAAGTGGCTAAATGTACAGAATAGAATCGGCATATCTGCGTCCTTAACTGTACATATTACACCATTTCTCAGAAGACCGATCATGTCAGTCCTCCGAGAAATGATGTTTACATTCAGACTCTTTTCACATTGATAAGCCACTCGGCTTCCTTGTGAGCGATGCCCGTTGCTTTCTCGATAATGCTGCTGTCCTCATCAATGTAGTGCAGCCCTTTGCCGACCTTGATGAATCTCACATCCTCATAGCCTTTGAGGGTCGTGCGGTATACATAACCGCTGCGGCTTTCACCGTCATAACTCTTTCCATCCCAGCCATTGAATGTGAAGGTGATTTGCTCGTTAGTCCTGTAGAAAAGGCTGTCGAAATCCTCACGGGTGATTTCCGTGTTGTAATTGATCAGGTTCAATTGTGTTCTCAGCTTGTAAGGGTTCATGATATAATTCCTCCGTTTTGGTATTTTCGGTCGGTTTCCCGTTCCGTTGTACCCATATTAACTCTAAACGGAGGAGATAGCAAGCGGCTAAATCTACAGAAAATGAGGTCAAAAGATTGTGTAGAATACACTCTTGCAATTCTTGCGATTGTATGGTAACATACTGTACAATGGAGGAGGTGCCGCCTTATTTTTTCGCCTCGGATACGGTCTGGAAACTGTCGATTTCGGGAATCAGAGCAAGGGAAGAACCGTTCTCCCACCGCATATGAATGCTGCCCGCATCATCAATGTGCGTGACCACACCAACTGTTCCGGGAAGAATCGGATATTTTTCATTCCGCATAGAAATCAGCTGTAATTTTGTTCCCTTTGGATACTGCTTTCGGAGTTGCTCCAGATACGATTTACTCGGAAATTGCATCAGTATCACCAACCTTTCTGAATGCGGAATTGCCGGACAGATGCCGAAGAATGACCTTTCTTGCCGCCTTGAATTCTGCTCCCACCATTCCCAGACGAATCAGGAAACACCGCATGGTGTACTTGGGATTGTCGGAGGTGTCCGGCTTGCGGTTGATGCGGCTTTGGTTCTTGGCAAATTCGCAGAGCATGGAAATGAAGGTGCAGTAGGCATCTGCATCACCATCCTGTTCGACCGTGAACCACGGGAATTCCACTTTTTCATCCGATGGAATGATGTCCAGCGAATCCGTTTGAAAAGCTGCCTGAAAAAGGGAAGCCTTGTTTTCGCAGATCTGTCGGAGATTGCCCAGTGTATGTTCCGTGAAGAAATCAGCTGGCATCTGCACAGTCAAGCCTTTAGATTCCGGTTCTGATGTGTCTGGAACAACATAGCCCCGATTTGCCAGTTCGGCAAGAAGCCGTTCTGTTTCCTTATGGTCGGCTTGGTCACTGATTTCCAGATCCCCGGACTTGGTAACGGTGTAGCATTCCCCGATTTGGTAGGCACAGGTGGGCATGAATTGATATACTGCCGGAATGCCGATAATCTCACTGATGGCTTTCACCAGTTCCTTTCGATTTTGACTGTGATAAGTAATGGTCATGTGAAAAACTCCTTTCTTTCGGCGTTTTTGCT